CTTTCTGGCTTCTCGGCTGCACCTGTTAAGAACGAAGGTTCTGCAATTGCATACGACAACGCTCAGGAAGCTTGGACTGCTCGATACAACCATGAAACCATCGCACTAGGGTTTTCCCTAACGGAAGAAGCAATTGAAGATAACTTGTACGACAGTTTGTCGGCTCGTTATACGAAGGCTCTCGCCCGCGCAATGGCTTACACCAAGCAAGTCAAGTCAGCTGCTGTTCTGAACAACGGCTTCTCAGCGTCCTACACGGGCGGTGACGGAGTTGCTCTGTTTAGCGCATCGCATCCCTTGGTTTCTGGTGGCGTAAACAGCAACATTCCCGGCACTCCAGCTGACTTGAACGAGACTTCCTTGGAAGCCGCCGTTATTCAAATCGCTGCGTGGACTGATGAACGTGGTTTGTTAATCGCTGCTAAGCCCAAGAAGCTAATTGTTCCTCCAGCACTCCAATTCGTTGCAACTCGCTTGCTCGAAACGGAACTGCAGACGAACACTGCTGATAACAACATCAACGCCATTAAGAACAATGGTTCGATCCCAGACGGTTATACAATCAATAACTTCCTGACCGACACGAACGCATGGTTCTTGACAACTGATGTTCCTAACGGCATGAAGCACTTTGTTCGTTCACCACTCGCCCAGTCAATGGACGGTGACTTCGATACAGGTAACGTACGTTACAAGTCTCGCGAGCGTTACAGCTTTGGATGGAGCGATCCGCTTGGCATGTACGGCAGCGCAGGTGCTTAAGTAAACCGTTAGAAACTAATGGTTTAGCCCCGCCTTAAAAAAGCGGGGTTTTTTATTGCTTGCATTTATTGTTGTATAGGTTATTATTAAACAAATCTGGGAACCCCCAGCCTTACTGACCGCCCCAGCGGACGATGCAGAGACAGTGAGGCGTAGTACTGCATATACAGGAGCCTATCATGGCATCAACCACCTTCTCCGGCCCAGTCACGTCCACAAACGGTTTTATCGGCAATCTGACTGGTAACGTCACCGGCAACGTCACCGGCAACGTCACCGGCAACGTCGCTGGCACTGGCAAAATCACCCACGCTACTACAGCCGCTATTAACGCTACAGCTACTGCAACAGCAGCACAAGTTGCTACTGGCTATATTACATCCACTTCCGCCGCTGCAACTGCAATTACGCTTCCTACGGGAACGCTTCTTGGCGCTGCTCTTGGTGCGGTTCAAGGCACAGTGTTTGATCTCTATGTTGACAACACTGCTGGCGCAAGCACTGTAACTATGGCTGTTGCTGTAAACGGCATCTTGTCTTCAGCGGCTGCGGATACCCCCGGAAGCTTTGGAGATTTGACTATTGCTGCTGGCGCTACGGGTATTGCTCGCTTTACGCTAATGTTTGCAAGCGCAACTGCCTATACGTTCTCGCGTACAGCCTAATTAGCCGCCCACTTCGGTGGGCTTTTGTACTTCTTAGGAGCTAATTATGGCAATGCAATATGACGTAAAAGCAGCGCATTTAAACAATACTGGTTTTATTCTGTTAGGTCGTACACGGCTTAAAGCTTTATCTACTGTTGGCTCTGCTACTGCGGGTACGCTTGATATTTTTGACACTACGACTGCGCCGGTAACAACGGCAACTTACACACGTTCTGGCGCAACAGTCACAGTGACTAGTGCGGATCATGGGTTAGCAACAGGCGATGTGCGGGGCTTTGCTTTCGCTAGTGCATCTGGTATATCAGCCACAAACGGTAATTACACAATTACTGTAACAGGTCCAAACGCCTTTACCCTTACCGACATTAACTCAGGCACGATTGCAAGTACTGCTCTTGCGTATTCGACATTATGGGTTAACTCGTATGATGTAGGCGCAACAGATGTGTTTGGTAATATTGTTTTAATTCCCGGTGAAGGTGTGCTGATTCAAAACGGCATCTATCTCCGCATGACCAACATTACGTCTGCGAATATTTACTATGGCTAAGAAGACCCCTTCTCTGGCTGTCGGTCGTGGCGAGAAGCTACCCGTATCCAAGGGGGCAGGGTTGACTGCCAAAGGTCGTGCCAAGTACAACGCTGCTACAGGATCTAACTTGAAGGCTCCACAGCCCGAAGGCGGTCCTCGTAAGAAGTCGTTCTGCGCACGGATGTCTGGTATGCCCGGCCCGATGACAGACGAGAAAGGAAGACCTACCCGCAAAGCCGCAAGTTTAAAGAGATGGAAGTGTTAAATGGAAGATTCCGTGCAAACAGCTCGTGAACTTGCTACCCATGCAAATGAGATTAAGCATTTGCAACAGGACATGGATAAACTTGTAGAGGATATGGATCAAGTCAAAAATACACTTGCCGAGATTCAAAAGACTCTTTCCGAAGCCAAAGGTGGGTGGAGAGTGCTAATGTATTTTGGTGGTGCTGGTGGACTTGTTGGCAGCGGTTTAACTTGGATCATTGATAGGGTGCTTCGATAATGCCAGCCACATCAGATAAGCAAAAGAAATTCATGGATGCCGCAGCGCATAATCCAGCGTTTGCAAAAGAAGCAGGCATTCCAGTAGGTGTTGCACAGGAATATTCAAAAGCAAGTAAAGGCAAGAGGTTTACTACCGGCTCTCGTCCTGACTTACAGAAAGTTGGTAGTCCAAAAACCGATCACGGTAAAATGACATTATTCAAGGAAGGTGGTGCTATGAAAGACGACATGATGCAAGACAAAGCAATGGCTAAAAAAGCTATTGGTATGCACGAAGCGCAGTTGCATGGTGGCAAAAAGTCTAACATGACCAAGCTCGCAAAAGGTGGTTCCGCTTCTAGCCGTGCTGATGGCTGCGCTACAAAAGGCAAAACCAAAGGCACAATGATTAAAATGAAATCCGGCGGCATGAGCTGCTAAGGAGAATATTATGCCTGCACCAATTATTGGCCCGGTTGTAGCCGCAGGCGTAAGGGCGCTTGCTACAAAAGCGGCTACTAGAGGCATGAGCAACGAAGCAAGAAAAGAAGCTGCTAAAGAAGCCGCTAAAGCAGAGAGAGACGCTGCTTTAGCTGGAGCAAAAACTGAAGTCAGGGATGGGGTAAAAGAAACATCTTTGCCGTACGTTGATCCCAAAAAAGCTGGTGACATACGCGATTTTTCGAGTCCTACATCGTCGTCTAGAAGCGCTCCACGTCTTTCTGATGAATCATTAGACTACGCTGGCTTTAAAAAGGGCGGCGCAGTTAAAAAGATGGCTAAAGGTGGATCTGCTTCTAGTCGTGCTGATGGCTGTGCTGTTCGCGGTAAAACTAAAGGTCGAATGATATGATGTCTAGTCGCGGTATGGGTGCAATGCTCCCTTCAAAGATGCCCGGTGGAAAGCGTAAAGCTCGCCGCGACGATACTGACTTCACGCAGTATGCTGAAGGTGGCACGGTTGACCCAGAGGCTGGGTTTGTAGGAAATGCTGGTGTGCCGCAATTGGATGATGGGACGTTAAACCAACGTTTTCAAGAAGCGCGGCGCAGTAACAACGCTCCTCGCACACAAGCTCTGCAAAAAGAACTAGAGTTCCGGCAAGGCAAACGTAAGCAGCTAAAAACCGGTATGTACGCAAAAGGCGGTGTAACTAAAAAGGCCAAAGCCTTGCCGGGTTTTAAAGGATTTAAGGGGTACAAATAATGGCTAGTAGCAAGGTAAATGCCGCTGGCAACTACACCAAGCCGAGCCTACGTAAGAAGATTGTGTCGCAAGTTAAGTCTGCAGCTACTCAAGGTACAGGTGCAGGTCAATGGAGCGCGAGAAAAGCGCAGCTAGTGGCTAAAAAGTATAAGGCTTCTGGCGGGGGCTACCGAGATTGAAAGCGCCGCAAAAATCCTTAAAAGCTTGGGGTGACCAGAAATGGACAACCAAGTCCGGCAAGAAATCCTCGGAAACGGGTGAGCGGTATTTGCCAGAAAAAGCTATTAAAGCATTAAGCCCTGCGGAGTATGCAGCAACGACTAAAGCTAAACGAGCAGGTAAGGCGGCAGGTAAACAGTTTGTGCCACAACCAGCTAAAATTAAACAGAAAGTTAAACAGTTTAGGAAGGTGTAATTATGGCTGGTGGCGGCGGAGCAGGCGGAATGGGTGGTACACCACCCGGAATGCGTGGTGTCAATGGCCCCGGAGGTGGAGGCTATGAACCGATACCAAATTACAACACGAGTGGCTTTGGTCAACAGCCTGCGAATAACAGCTTTGGTGGCGGTCAGCCTATGGGCGGCTACGGCGGTCAACAGTCCCAGCCAATGCAGCAACAAATGCAACGCCCCATGCAGAGTCAGTTTGGTGGATACAACCAATCACCCCAGATGGGTGGTTTTGGTGGCGGCATGGGTGGTGGATTCGGTGGTGGGTTTAACCAGTACAACCCGATGGGTGGCGGCTACGGTATGGGTGGGTTTAGTCCCCAGATGGGCGGCATGGGTGGTTTTGGTGGTGGATACGGCCCACAGATGGGTGGCTTTGGTATGGGCGGCGGTGGTCAGCCAATGGGTGGCTACGGTGGTGGTATGGGCGGTGGGTTTAACCAACCCCCACAGATGGGTGGTTTTGGTGGCGGTATGGGTGGTTATAGCCGTGGCGGTATGGGTGGTTATAGCCGTGGCGGTATGCAAGGCATGGGTCAGAGCCAAATGCAGCAGCCTCTTAATAGTGGTTTTGCAAACGTTAGCCCCGAAACATTACAAGCAGAGCGCATGGCTCAAGGCGCTGGCGGCATGGGTGGCGCATCAAGCCCGCAACTGGATCAGCAATACCAAAACTACATGGATCAAATGCAAGGTGCAACGGGTGCTGGCAGCCAATCTGTTGGTCAGTCTTCAATGTCACCTCAAACATTTGGTGCGCTATCCAATCCCGGTGGCATGAATCAAATACCCGCTTACGCACGTCCTTACGCTCAAAGTATGCGTGGCATGAGTGGTATGGGTGGTGCTATGGGCGGTGATGATTTTGTAGACCGTAGAACTCCAGAGCAACGTGCGCAAAGCCAAGCACAAACACAACAATTCTTTCAAAACCCATCTGCTGGACTAGCTTCATTGTCGCAAATGTTTAAACGAGGTACATTTTAATGACGACTTCTGGTACCTCGTCGTTTAATCTTGACCTCTCCGAGTTGGTGGAAGAGGCGTTTGAGCGTTGCGGCAAAGAGCTGCGTACTGGATATGATCTGCGCACGGCACGTCGTAGCATTAACCTATTGACGGTTGAGTGGGCAAACCGTGGTATTAACCTGTGGACTATCGAGCAAGGTCAGATTCCGATGGTTACAGGGCAGGCAACTTACGCTCTACCTACTGAGACAATTGATCTGTTGGATACCGTTATTCGCACAGGTTCCGATCAAAATCAGGTTGATATCAACATTACCCGTATCTCTGAGTCCACTTACATCACAATCCCCACTAAAAACGCTCAAGGGCGTCCCATTCAGGTGTGGATTAACCGGCAGTCTGGCAATACAAACGCAATTGCTACGACAACTTTAAACGGTGGGATAACGGCAACAGATACAACTATCACTGTGATATCAGCGGCAAACTTACCAAGCCAAGGCTACATCAAGGTTGATAACGAAATTATCATGTACCAGAACGTAAGTGGCAGCCAACTGTTGAACTGCTTTCGTGGACAGGCTAATACAACGGCAGCCTCGCATTTAACAGCAGCTTCTGTTTACCAAACATTCCCACCAAACATTAACGTCTGGCCTACACCTAATGCACCGGGTGACCAATATACGTTCGTTTACTACAGAATGCGTCGTATTCAAGACTCTGGTGGCGGCGTATCTACACAAGACATTCCATTTCGTTTTATTCCCTGTTTGGTTTCTGGGCTTGCGTTTAGCCTAAGCATGAAGCTGCCAGAAGTGGATCCAAATAGAATTGTTATGCTTAAACAAGATTACGAACAACAGTTCCAACTTGCTGCAGACGAGGACCGAGAGAAGGCTTCTATTCGTTTTGTGCCTCGAAACCTTTTTTACTAAGGTGACGTATGCCTAGTAAATTTGCGTCAGGTAAGTATGCGATTGCCGAATGTGACCGGTGTGGTCAAAGGTACAAGCTAAAAGAATTAAAGAAGCAGATATTAAAAACGCATTTGTATAACGTTAAGGTTTGCCCTAGTTGTTGGGATCCAGATCAGCCGCAGTTGCAGTTAGGCATGTATCCTGTTAATGATCCACAAGCAGTTCGGGAACCAAGACCAGATACGAGTTACGTTGTTTCAGGTTTGGATATTGACGGCGATCCGTCTGGTGGCAGTAGAATATTTCAGTGGGGTTTTAATCCTGTTGGTGGCGCAAGAGATAACGGTCTCACGCCTAATGACTTGATTGTGCAGGTTCAACTTGGTACAGTTACAATAGCAACTACTTAAGGAGCCTATCATGGCATACAAACGTGGCGCAGATGGCGTAGCAAAGAAAGGCAAGACTGAAGGCAAGAACCTTGGCAATGACGGCCCGACCGTTGCTGCAATGAAAGGCAAAGGCTCAAAAGGTGCTTCAGGCGTTACATCTTTAGCAATGAAGAAGATGGGTCGTAACATGGCTCGCGCTATGAACCAGAAAGGTGGCTAACATGGCTAAATTAAACGGTAAACAGTTTGGTAAAGAGGCTAGTGCCGCAACCAAAGGGTACCCAACTGACCCAAACACATTGCAAGCCCAAAAGATTCGTTTGGATATGCCTGCCTCACGTGTAAGTGCTGGTGATCCAGCCCGCAATGATGTCAAAACAACTGGTATCGAGACTCGCGGCAACGGCTGCGCAACTAAAGGTCGTATGGCTCGTGGACCAATGGCATAATGAACTACTCTGAACTCTCTGCTGCTATTCAGGCTTATTCGGAAAGCGATGAACAAATGTTTGTCGATAACATACCCGTTTTTGTCAGAGCGGCAGAGCAGCGTATTTATAACTCGGTTCAGTTTTCGTATCTGCGTAAGAACGTTACGGGGTCGGTTACGCCTAGTAATCCGTATTTATCAGCTCCAAATGATTTTTTGTCGGTGTATTCCATAGCCGTTATTTTGCCAACAGGCGAGTACGAGTATCTGCTAAACAAGGACGTGAACTTTATCCGTCAGGCGTACCCATCTCCAACAGACACCGGAGTCCCAAAGTACTACGCTATTTTTGGCCCTACAACAACTTCCGGTAACCCTCCTGTCTTGACCAACGAGTTGTCGTTTATCTTGGGTCCAAAGCCTGATTCTAACTACTCTGTTGAGCTGCACTACTTCTTTTATCCAGAGTCTATCGTGACTGCAAGTACGACTTGGCTAGGGGACAACTTTGACACCGCTTTGTTCTACGGTGCGCTGCGGGAAGCTGCTGTGTTCCAGCGCCAAGAGCCTGATATGGTTCAGAATTACGAGCAGAAGTACATGGAAGGTATGTCCCTGCTGAAACAGTTGGGTGACGGAAAAGAGAGGAGCGATGCATATAGATCCGGTCAAGTAAGGTATCCCGTCAAATGAGCTTCACCGGAAATTTCCTCTGCGATAGCTTTAACCCGGGTTTAACCTCCGGTCGGTTTAACTTTAGCCCAACCACAACAGATACGTATTACATAGCGCTGTACACCAATTCGGCTACGCTTAATGCCTCTACGACTGCGTACACCACTGTAGGTGAGGTTGTTGCGGCAGGCTATACAGCGGGTGGGGTTGTTATAACGCCAATTTATGCAACTAGCGATGGTGGTGCATACATTAGCTTTAATTCTGCTTCTTGGTCTGGATCATTCACAGCCCGTGGCGCGTTAATTTATGAGCCGGGTGATAACAACGCTATTTGTGTGCTGGACTTTGGCGCGGATCGTACTTCAAGTGCAACTTTTACAGTGCAGTTTCCACCTGCTGTTGCAGGCTCTGCATTACTACAGCTTCCTTAAGGGGTTTTAAAATGATGAAAGACCATGCAATCACTGGCGACGCAATTGGAGCCTCTGTAACTGTTAACAACAGTGTATCTGCCGGCATGATGGCTGGTGGTGTATACCACGTCCAATGTTTTGACAAAGACGGCAACCTGAAGTGGGAAGATAAAGCCCACAACCTAGTGGTTAATCAGGGCTTGAAAGACATGAACGACAAGTACTTTTCAGGTGCCGCTTATACGGCAGCTTGGTACTTAGGTCTTGTAACTGGCCCCGGCTCAGGAACGACATTTGCCGCCGCTGACACACTTGCCTCCCATGCTGGCTGGACTGAGTTTACAAACTACTCCGGTAACCGTGGTGCTGTTACGTTTGGCGCTGCAACAACGGCTGATCCTTCGGTCATTACAAACCCCTCGCCCGTACAGTTCACTATTACAGGTGCTGGTGGCACAGTGGCTGGTGCGTTCTTGGCTTCGGTTAGTAGCGGAACATCGGGCATTTTGTTCTCTGAATCGGACTTCCAGTCCCCCGGTGACCGTGCTGTTGTGTCTGGTGACGTTTTGAATGTCACTTACCAATTCTCTCTTGATGCAGCTTAAGGATTATTATGGCTACCAAATTTGTTAAAGGTCAGAGTGTAAAGCTTGCCGCTGTTGTTCCACAGGGTGCGGTTGAAAAGCTGCGCATGGACGAGGATGGCAACTTCTTTTATATGATTCAATGGACAGACGCAGGCGGGCAGATTCAGCAGCGTTGGTTTCCAGAGAATGACTTGGTTGAGGCGTAGTGTTTGCAGGATCGCCATTTGCTACAGCCCCCTTTGCCGCACTAAGCGGCAATACTTATTTTGTTTCGATTACTGAGTCGGCAACAGCTAGTGACGCATCCTCTGCTTTAGTTTCGTTTATTTCCAGCATTTCAGAAGCCGCCACGCCCTCAGACAGTGTTTCTGCATTAGCTACGTTCCTTGCAAGTATTGCGGAGACCGCTACAGGCGCAGACTCTATATCGTCAACCTTCTCGATTAACGGTGCTGTATCTGAGTCGGCCTCTGGTAGCGACACGGTATCTTCTGGGGTGACGTTTAGTGTTGCAGTGCAAGAAATTGCCAATGGTGCTGATCTTGTATCGTCTCTTGTGCAGTTTGGTGGAAACATCCAAGAACTTGCCTCGGCATTAGATTCAAGCTCTGCGTTAGGTAGCTTTGTAGCGTCTGTACTTGAGTCTACGACCGCAACAGACTCGGTTTTAGTGGCACCCAGCGTGTTTAGTGCAGCGGTGGTAGAGTTGGTAACAGGCTCGGATTCAACGGTTTCTGGCGTGATTCTGGTAGTAAATATTGCCGAAGCCGCGTCTGGGGTAGATTCCGTAGCAAATAATATAGCGTTTGGTGTGGCAGTAAATGAGCTTGCTACAGGCACGGCGACTGCTGGAACTACAATAGCGTTTGGTGTGTTAATTCAAGAACTTGGCATTGCCGCAGATAGCATATTGGCTAGGTTTTTGTGGGAACTTATCAATGACAGCCAGACCGTTGCGTGGCAAAATATAGGTAGTAGCAGCACAACCGTTTGGCAGACAATTAATGACTTTGAAAGCTCAGACTGGACTCCAGTTGATACTTCTCTGTCGTAAGGAAAGAACATGGCATTAGTTGTTAAAGATCGGGTAAAAACAACGACCACAACGACTGGTACGGGAACAGTGACGCTTGGTGCAGCGGCAACAGGATTTCAGAGTTTTTCTGTTATTGGCGACGGTAACACGACGTATTACACAATTACAGACACAGTTACGGGTGTTTGGGAAGTTGGTATTGGTACATACACGGCTTCTGGTACAACTCTTTCACGCACAACGGTGTTGGACTCTTCTAGTGGCGGCTCGTTAGTTAACTTTACGGCTGGCAGTAAAGACGTGTTTGTGGTGTATCCGGCTGAAAAAGCGGTGTATCAAGACACAGCAGGTGATGTAACGGTAGCAGGAAACATCACCGGTCAAGAGATGACCGCCTCAAACGGACTGCTTGTGCATAGTGCGCTGATTACTATAAACCATACGGTTCCTTCTGGATATAATGTTATTAGCGCAGGGCCGATTACGATTGACAGTGGCGTGACCGTGATAATAACTGATGGAACTTGGGTGATAGTATGACGATTACGATCAATGGCACGACTGGAATTACCTCCCCCGGCGGAGATCTATCGGTATCGCAAGGCTTGTCAGGCAACCTAAACTTCACAGGCACAGGGAATCGTATTACGGGTGATTTTAGTAATGCAACTATTGCAAGTCGGGTTTTACTGCAAAGCAGCACGACAAACGGTCAAAGCGCACTTGGTTTGCTGCCAAATGGGACTTCTACACAGACCCAATACCTTGCCTTCAACAGCACAGACCCAGCGAATAGCTCATACATTCAAGCTTTAATTTCTGCAACAGAAGCGCGGATTAACAGTGGGCAACTTGGCACGGGAACTAACCTGCCAATGACCTTCTACACAGGCGGCAGCGAGAGAGTAAGGATTGATACGTCTGGCAACGTGGGGATTGGTACGTCAAGTCCGTTAGCCAAACTGCAGGTGTATCCTACTGTTGGTGCGCCAGCATCGTCAGGTAATCTAAACACTGGGGTTATTTTTGCAGAAGGCGCTGGTGGGCCGTCGCTTAATATGGGCAATTTTAATTCGGGAGGTACGTACTACGCTTGGATTCAATCCGCCTTCGTCAACAATGCTGCTGTAGTCCAACCGCTCGTTCTTCAGCAAATCGGTGGCAACGTGGGGATTGGTACTACTTTGCCGCAAGCTAAAATAGACTTAGGCGTAGGTACTGGTCGAAAGTTAAATATATACAATGACACATCGAATGCTATTAGTGGTTTTGGAACTGATTTATCTGGCAGTGGTTATGAATTAAGTTGTTTTGCTGGTGGCAATGGGGTAGGTTTAGGCGTATTTACATGGTCGGGATACAACAGAACAACCGATAGTTATTCTGAACGTATGCGTATTGACTCCTCTGGCAACTTGCTGGTGGGGACTGCGACTCATGCTGATAATGCTAAAGCAATTATAAGTTTTACTGGCGGAAGTTCTGCAAGTCGTGGACTTGTAATGACTTCTGGTTCAACAGCGTCTACGGCAATGATTGCTTTTAAAAACCCTAACGGATACGCTCAAGGCGAGATTTTAACTTCTGGGTCAACAACTTCATACAACACATCATCAGACTACCGACTTAAAGAAAACGTAGCACCCATGACGGGTGCGCTTACTAAAGTAGCTCAACTAAAACCTGTAACGTATACATGGAAAGCAGACGGGTCTGACGGTCAAGGCTTCATTGCCCACGAACTGCAAGCCGTAGTCCCAGACTGTGTTACAGGAACTAAAGACGCTGTAGACAAAGATGGCAAGCCGCAACACCAAGGCGTAGATACATCATTCCTAGTCGCTACATTAGTAGCAGCAATCCAAGAGCTAACCGCTAGACTCGAAGCGCTGGAGAACAAATAATGGCTAGTAAACTCAAGCTAACCGAGCTTCTGTACCCGACATCGACGACCGCTGCCATTACGATTAACTCGGATGACTCTGTAACGATACCTACGCAGTCAACAACAAACCTCGCCTATACGGGTACGCTCACAGGCGGCACAGGTGTTGTGAACCTTGGATCGGGTCAGTTTTATAAGGATGCAAGCGGTAATGTGGGGATTGGCACGACTACGCCAGACAACGCACTTACAATTCAAGATTCTGGTGCTGGTGTTAATAAACGATTTTCTATTAGAAACGGTGATAGCACAAACAGCCATAAATTAACAATGGGGTATAACGCTGGTGCATTAAGCGGTTTTATTCCAGCCACCTCAGTATTTATTACTGGTGAAACAAACGGTGGTTTTGGAGCGCTTACAGCTTTGTCAATTGGAACAATAAGCGCAACTCCAATAATCTTCGGAACTTCTAACACAGAAAGCATGCGTATTCTTTCTGGAGGCAATGTAGGGATTGGTACGACTGCGCCAAATGCCAAACTTGAATTAAGTCTTGTTAGCAATCCCGGCGGCCCCGGTTTTTATGGCGGTGCTAACAATCTTTTGCTATTTGCTGCGGCTGGTTCTGGCTATGGTGAGCCAGCTGTTAAATTTCAAGAACAAGGCTGCGATGTCGGTGCAGTAATTGCAGGAAAGAATACTGCTAACGGCGCAATGGCAATTGTGTTTGCAAACCGTGACACATCTAGCACTACATCTACGCTAACTGAAAAGATGCGTATAGATCAAGATGGCAATATGTTGGTGGGGACTACAAGCACAACTCAGAGTGCAAGATTAAATGTAACGAGAGATAATACAACAGGAGGAAATACAACCGTCCACAATATCTTTAACTCTGCTTGTACTTCAACAACAAAACAAGCCAATATTTTAATCAGAATATCTAGTAATGCGAGTAGTGCTGATACCTGCATTAACCTTACTGATAATGTATCGAAAAATTATTTTTTTGGTGGCAACAACGGTGGCGCTTATGTTGTTGCTAATTCTAACGGTGTTCGTTTAGCGGAAAATGGAACGTCATGGGCTTCTGATTCAGACGAGCGTGTTAAGGACATTATTGAACCGATTACAAATGCTGCACAGAAAGTTAGTACGTTACGCGCTGTAATTGGTAAATACAAAACCGATGCAAAAGACACACGCAGGGCGTTTTTAATTGCTCAAGATGTGCAAGCGGTGTTGCCGGAGGCTGTGTTTGACGAGCAAGGCACTTTGATGCTTTCTTACACAGATGTTATTCCACTTCTCACCGCTGCTATCCAAGAACAACAAGCCCTAATCACCCAACTGCAAGCTGATGTAGCAACATTGAAGGGAGCAGCATAATGGCTGGCGTACTAAGTCTGAAGACACCTTCTACTGGTCTGGTTACTTTAACCCCGACTGACACTGCGACCGATAAGACTATTACCTTACCTGCAACAACAGGAACAGTAGTGATACAGGACGGCACTAGCACAGCCACAGTCGTTAACCTAACTGCAACAGGAACGGTCAATGTAGGTCTCT